TCCGTCTGTGTAAGCTGCAACTATTTTTGCTTCGCCTACGGCAAAACCAGTTCCACTTGCAGTTTTAATTGTAAGGTTTGTTACTCCTGTTACTGCAGAGCAATCAAAAATATAAAATTTTTCTATTGTGTCTGGAACAGTAACTACTGAAGCACCTGTAAGAGTTCCTGTAAATTTAATAACCATGTTACGAGCATTCGATAGTGCTCCGTCTGACATAGCTAATGCTACAGTTCCACCATTGTTAAGTGCTACTGCTTCAAAGCCTGCAACAGCTTGTTGAATTAATTTTAAATTATCGTTTGTTTTATCACCCCATGTACCAGCGTTCTCACCGGTTACCATCAATTCTAGTTTGAGGTCTGCTGAATAACTTGATGCCATAATTTTGTTCTCCTAAATAATTATAATTTTACATGAATCATGCAGCTAAATCAACCTCTGTCCAGATATTGTTTACACCAAGATCAATTTCTTGCCATGCTGTAATATTAGGGCTTCCAGTTGAAGAAGTCAACTGTATGCCTGTTGGCTGCACAAGAGCATTACCTGTTGCCGTAATTTGACCTACGGAACCACTTAATTGTATACCACTTACTCCTACTATTTGATCTGGAACTTCATCTGCTTGTCCTAAAGAACTTGTAAGCTGTTGACCTGTGACTGGTTCAATTGTTGATTGTTGTAAACTAAAGTCACCTAGAGTTGCAGTAATTTGACTACCTGTAACAGGGACATCTAAAAATAATCCTGCTATTGGGTCACCAATTGATGAAGATAAACTTATACCTGTAACATCTACTGTAGCTGTACCTGTAACTTCTTCTACAGATCCTGCAGTAGCATCTAGTTGATCTTCTGTTGCTAATACAAATATATCTTGATCAATTATAATTGAGAATGATGGACTTGAAAAAGTAGATGTTAATTCAACACCAGACACACTTACATTTACATCAGTAAATGCACCTGTTGCAGGGAAATTAATACTAGATGTTAATTCTTGTCCTTGAGCTAAAGCAGAATATGCTACACCCCAAGCAAACTCTCCCCATGATCCTCTACCCCAACCAATTCCTGTTAAAGTAGAACCATCAACTGTTGCAGCACCTGCACTAAAAGATGCGGTTATTCCAGAAACGTTAACACCAATACCTATTACTTCTTCACCCATCGATGAAGTAAGTTCTTGTCCTGTTACATTTTGAAGGATTGAAGTTCCGCCAAGCACAGATGGTTCTCCAAAAGCCATCTGACCAAGGTTTGTAACATCTACAGTCGCATCAGCAATAATTAATTCTGAAACGGAACCTATTGATGATGTTAATTGAGATCCAACTGCTATTGGTTGTGATCCAGATAGATCACCCCATTCGTTTTCACCCCATGTGTCACCACCCCAACCGATTTGTATCTCGGCATCAGCAACAACTTGTCCAACACTAAAGGATGCACTTATACCTGAAAGAGTTTGAGAGACATCGCCTTGACCAGCCCAGTCTCCCTGTCCCCAACTAAGTGCACCCCATGTGTTTGACATTCATATCCTTTAACTTATTACGCTAATCTTAAAATAGCTGCAGAAGTTGTAAATGCAGGGAACTGAATTGTAAATGTTCCAGATGTTGCAGTTTTATCACTTCCAAAATCTAACACAGCAACAGCATCAGTAGTTGAAGAACCACCATCTGTTTGTGTGTTGTAAATTAGTGCACCTCTTGCAGTCAATGTAACTCCTACAAAAGATAAATCAGCAAAATCAGTAATTGCGATTGATGATGAAACTTTTACACCTTGATTAACAAGAGCTTTTCCGCCAGCAGTGTATCCTGATGGTGAAGAAACTTCATTAGAAGTTGTATAGTTTTCAGTTGATTTACCTAAAGTTGCAGAACTAGTGTACATTGCAAGTTTGTAAGTATCACCGTTTGGTGCAGTATCAAAGTCATGTTTACCTTGAAGTAATTCTTTTTTGAAAGAATTACAAATTGCATTTGTTGTTATAGCCATAATTATTCTCCTTAATTAATTATTTTGGTTCGGAGAAGGTGAAGGCACTACTATTCTTGGTACACCATCATCAAACTCCGCACGTCTTCTTCTACCCATTTGTTGTAGGGCAAAATTCTGTACTTCCTCATTATACTTCTTTTCATATAAGTTGTACATATCTTGAGGCCCTTTTAGAAATCTAAAAGCTTCAGTTAGAACACCATGAAGTAACATCGACTCTTGATATTTTGCAAGATAAGTTTGATTAGTAGATGTAAATTGTGGTGGATCTTTTATATAATTAATTTGAATTGTGTCAGCTGTAGCAGGAGTAGGTGCTACAATAATATTAAATTCATCCCAATTTGCATAATATTTTGGTGTACCTTGTGTGCCAGTTCCATTGTATTCAGAAATAAAACTAGTGTCTCTTTTTTCAAGAAAAGTTCTATTACCACTGCTATCAACGACTTGTATAGATCTTAAAATTAAAAGATCTGAAGGCATAGATACAGCTCTATTTGTTGCTGTAAAACTTGAATTAGCATACTTTCTTAGATCATCATAATCTACCTTACCGGCAACATCTAATTCAACTGATCTGATAAAATCTTGAATTATTGCTTCAGTCAAAACATTTGCATCAACTTCAGTATAGTTTCTTACTTGAGTTAAAAAATTTGAAAATGTAATAGCCATTATGTAATACTTACTGTTACTGAACTTATTGTTGAAATTAATTGTCTTCTTCTATTTTGTATTGATGGATCTTCTGGAACCATACTGTGAATTGTAGTTGTAATACCGTTTGATGTAACGTTGAAATCTTGAGTTCTAAAAGCAAAGTCTCCAGGTAATGAAAGATTTGCAACTCCAACATGAATACCACCAGAATCTGAGATAGTTTGGTCATTTGAAAATTCTTGAGTTGGTTGTTGAGTCGTCATAGTTCTTGGGTTTCTTAAAGCCACTGCATCTGCTTTATGGTATGGTGGATCAAGCTGAGGATGTTTTGGTTCAAACTCAGATATATGAACTAAAGAACCATTCCATTCTTTTACCATTTCTTTATATGGATATGCCATTCCTGATCTATCAGATATAGCTTTTGATCTTTTACCAGTTGCGAAAGACATTATACTCCATCTCCAAAATAAGTTTGAGGAGAAATATATACTGAAGTTCTTGAGCCATCTTCATTCAATGCTCTAAGTAATTCATCCTCATATAATTGTTTTAATACTTGTATTCTATCTGGTGCTCTTTTTTGTGATAAATAGTATGCAAGACCAGAACACATACAAGGCAGAAATCTATAAGCCACATCAGCTGTTTTAGTAAACCCTCCTGCATCTTCAATTCTATTTATTGTATAAAATTTTAATGTTGTATAAGTTGTTGCATCAGGTGCAAGATATAAACTTATAGTTGGTGTTGTTTGTCTATCAACATAATACTGTGAAGGTTGCCCTGTTTGTAATTTGTTTGGAAGTGCAGCATAAGCTGATCTATCAATTTTTGTTAATGATATATCATTCGTTGATGAAGTATTTCCTGCTGCGTTTGTAGTTGAGATATATGCCTCGAGAACATCATTAACATCACCATCAACTGTGTAAGTAGCAGTGCCAGCAACTAAAGCTTTTTCGTTTAACTCAACTTTCCAAAGATGAATACCTCTGTTGCCCCACTCAGAAAATAATAGATTTAAACTTCTTCTTGCGCTACGTAAGTCATTCCCACTATTAGTCCGCATACCACATCTTTCGTATGCTTCTTCAATAATGTCATCGATCTGAAGATCGAATGATGTAGTTCCTGACGTTGCCATAATTCATTACATTATGTCTTTGTAATAATCCAAAGACTTTCCTGGTATTAAGTTTTCATCTTGAAGGCCTTCGCCTTGAGTTCTGGCTGCGCCATAACCTTTAGCCTCTGCACCTTTGTAGGCTTTCATTATACCACCTTTTTTTTCAAAACCCATTTTGTTTCTAACTTTTTCTGGTAGTTTACCTAATGATTTTTCTTTTCCTTCTGGAATTTTTTTTAATGCCATAATTTTCTCCTTAAAATATTATACGTCTATCATACCACCATAGTATCTCTTGGTAAAGGTACTGACGTTTGTTGGTTTGCCTCCAGGATTACCGGCTGCTCTCTTTCTTGCAACGGCACTCCGTTTTTGGGAGTCTGTCATACGAGCTGCTTTTGCAGCAGGAACGCATTTTGGATACGCTCTTTTTCGATCTGATTTTAATTTTGAACGACCACAAGGTGCGTATGAACCATCTTTTCGTTTGCTTCCAATATCGACCCATTTTTGATCAAACCATTTTTTTAAACTCATTAGAAAACACCTTTAAAACCTTTACCTCTAATGGCTGCTCCAGCTCCACGCACTTCACCACCAAATACTTTCTGTAAAGGCACTGCAGCTCCACTTATATTAGTAGTAGTATCTAAAGTCATTGCTCTACCAAGACCTTCTGGTTTATTAGATGTATAAGGTTTCTTTTTAGGTTTTTTATAATTATATTTTTTTTCTTTTGGAAAATTATCTATTATTTGTTGTGCTTCAATTTTTAGTTTTTCAACCGATACACCATCTGATGCTTTAACAACTGATTGTAAAGTTTTTGCTTGAGCTGCGTGTGTTTTAGATGCTTTTTGTAAACCACCTATAACTTCTTTAATTTTTGCTTCTTTACCTGCTTTAGCCTGCATAGGTTTTACTTTTTTTTGATATAAATTTACTAAAGGAGATCCCATAAATGAAGATGATTTAGGTTCTGCTTGTGAATCTTTTTTGCCAAAAACTTTTTTTGCAAGTTTTCTTACCATTGTGCCAACAACTGCTTTCTTTGGTCCCCAATCTTTTCTTTTAGTTCCCGATGGGTCTTTGATTTTACCTGCACAGATTTTACTAGCGTATGCGTTTGCATATGCAGACGGGTATACTTTAAATTTTCTTTTGGCTGCAGCTTTGCCTCTTGCACATAATTTAGTCATGCAAGATTATAACATTTTTTAACTATGCAGTAAATGTCTTGGCTAAAGGGTTTTTTTTACGTTTGATGGCTAGTTTTACCTTTTTCTTTTTTTTATCTTCATCTCTAGCACCACGTAATTTGCCTTCTATTTGTTTTGGTATTTGTGATCTTCCTATTGTCATAATTAATTATACCACAGTCTCATATCGAATGTTACCTGATATTGATATTCTTTCACCTTCTGATTTATAAAATGGGTTAACTTGATGTAATAATTTAGATGGAAACATCATTAAAACTCCTTCATGTGATTTATCTACCGCTATGGGAAATGTTCTTTGATTTCCAGCTATGTCAAAATAACAAAAATTAAAGCTAGCCGTAATAGAATCTCCCTTATCATCAAGATCTTCTTTTCTTTCTTCATTTACATCATAGGGTATTTTTACCCAAAGCACCCAAGATAAAACTCCTTCGTGATGATGTAAAGGCACATACTCATTCTTAGTTTGATAATTTACCCACATATCCTTACCATTAAAAGCAAGATCATTGTTGGTGCAATATATATTTCTCAATCTAATGTCATGATTTTTTTGATAAGCATCTGCAATACCTAAAACCTCTTGGCACAACATTTCTTCACATTCTCTAAGTCTATAGTGAATAGGAGTTCCTATTCCAGATAAACCTGTTTTAAATTTTTGCATTTGATGATCTTTTAAATTTAAACATTCATTATAGACTTTTTCAAACTTATCTTTAGAAAGCTTTGTTATTGCTATTGGAAAAGATGGTAAAAATTGAAAATCTAATTTATTTTCCATTTGGATCTTTATATTTTTTAAGATGAACAATCATATTTAAATTAAATCTATGGAAAAATTCTTTTGGTGCAAATCCTCTATGTATCATGTGAGATGGAAAAACTATTGCTTGACCCTCCTTACTTTGAACTCTTTCTCCTGTTTCAAATTCAGTTCCACCATCATTTGTATGTAAGTTATATAATACTGAAACACAGTTACCATAAGTGTCTTCATCACAATGCCAATCTGGCTTTGCATTTGGAGTATAAAAATTCCAATACATTCTTCTTGGGTTTAACATTTCATGTTGAGATTGTTGAGCTGCTAAATGAAATACCCATTTACCAAAAGTATTTAAATAAGGGTCACCTTTTGTATTATGCATATCTTCAAGGCTAGTGTGATACATTCCAAAATCTCTTGCATGAGTTCCTGCAATTACCTCGTTGAAAGATTTTTGAAACATTGCAGGTTTATCATTCGCAAACCTCCAATCTATTTTTCCAAGATATTCAATAACTTCTTTGTTTAGAATACTTGGAATTGGTAAATCTAATAATTCTATTTTTGACATAAGATCAAACCAGATCTTTTGCTTTTCCTATCACTGGTTTGTAATGTGTCTTACCATCTTTTTTATATGCATGCAAGAATTGTTTTCTTGGTTGGTCGGTAGTATAGCTGCAATGTATCCATCCACTGTTTGGCTCACCTGGAGTATAGAACTCAAGTATCAATTGATCATAGTCTAAGTTCTTGTTGATCCAATCAGCTAGTTCAGCATTGTCGGTTCCCATACATTCAAAATCTGCCGCCTCAGCTTTTGCATGTTGGCTGTTGATTGAGCTGCCGATCTTAAGGCACAACTGCTCACTACGGAAACCCGATGTGACTTTTACTCTACCGAAATGATCACGTACTGGTTGAAGAATATTTTCACATAGTGCTTTTAATTTTTCTACTTGTCCTGAATTTGGATTGTTATTTATGTCCAATCTAATTGCTGTGTCTGATTTAATTAACTCTTGAAGAGTGAAGTTACGTGTTAATTCCATAATTACTCCAATATTAATGCTTTTATATATTTTCTTCCTTGATACAACTCTATCTCTGCCTTACCCTTATAGCATTTGTAAGATACAGATTCAGAATACTCACGTTCCGCATGACGCTTGCCTCGAAGGCACGCAGCCATATTTTCTTGCACAAGGTGTTCCTTGATCTCTCCGTTTATAAACAT